TCTGCAAGGGACCTTGTCCAGATCTTCAACTCTGCGGTAAAAGCCCACAGGGAAATCGTGTCTGACATTATCTCCCTAACGGAAACAGAGGACAAATCCGAACAGGAACTTGCCAAAGAGTACAAAGGTACTGCCTCTGATCTTATCAAGAAATTTAACGGCATGTCATGAGACCAATCATCACCCACGCTAACCAACTTGAAGAACACAGTTCTTGGCGCCATTACCAAAGGGGACTAAAGCAATTGGAGTTAATGGAAGCACCCAAGTCTGTGCTCCTTGACTATAAGCACGAGTCTGCTAGGTACTGTTTCTTGGCTTTTGCCGATTTGATGAAAGGGGGTGCCCTGAAGGTCGCCCCTTTCCACGAGATCATTGCTAGTGGGTTCGAGGATTTGGCCACAAAGCGGTATCCTCACCTTATTGTATCGTGCCCACCCCGTTCTGGCAAGTCTATGCTTGCTTCTATGTTCGTAGCTTGGCTACTGGGCATTGACCAGGAAACTGAGCATATCATCGCATCGTACGGCCAGTCACTGTCCAACAAGTTCTTCAAAGATGCTATCTCCATGTTGAAGACTCCGGTCTTCAAGAAAGTTTTCCCTGAGTGGAAAGGCTTTGAGAAAGACTCTAAGTATGAGATGGTAGGTGGTGGGGTTATTCTGCCTACGTCCGTTGGTGGAGTTCTGACCGGATTCACTGCGGGCTCATCCAACATTATGAGCCCAGGTGTAGGAGCCATGGTCATTGACGACCCGTTGAAAAGCTCAGCGTCTAAGAAAGCCTTTGAGAGTTTGCAAACGTGGTGGCAAGAAGAAGCATCTACCCGCCGTACTAACAACTATTGCCGTCTGATCATCGCCACAAGATTCCACGCCAGTGACCTCCACGGTCAGGTTATGGATATGGACGGGACTTACGATGAAGAGGAGAATCCGGAGGGTTGGCGCTGGATTAACATTGCTGGCCTGTGTGAGGACTCTGCCAACGACATTTTAGGGAGGGAGGTGGGGGAATCTCACTGGCCCGACAACAAAGCATTCACGGTCAGCAGGCTTCAGTCCCAGAAGAAAACAATGGGTAGCGCCAAGTTCGCAGCGCTGTTCCAGGGTAGCCCCAGTGCGGCTGAGGGGCAGATTGTCAAAGCAGGTTGGATTACTACAATAGAGGAAAGCAAGTGTCCCCCACTGGACGTTGTGTGGCTAGGCGTTGACTGTGCGTTCTCCGAGAATGACTCTGCCGACGAAACTGCCGTGTGTGTGGCAGGTATCTCAACGAGGGACCCTACCAAAGTCTACATCAAAGAGATTGTTAAAGGGAGGTGGGGTTTCCCTGACCTTATTGCCACCATTAAACAACTGAACTCCTTCTACCGCCCCAAGGTTCTATGTATTGAAAAAGCTGCATCAGGGCACTCCCTGATACAAGTACTCAAGCGAGAGACCAAGATTCCGGTCGAAGAGATGAGACCCTTGAGGTCTAAGACGGTTAGGCTTGAGGCTGTTTGCCCATTGTTAGAAAACAATCGTGTGATATTAGTTGAGGGCTTATGGATGGATTCATTCGTCAAAGAACTCACGGCTTTCCCGTTCGTTAAACACGATGATGCTGTTGACTCATTTACCTGGGCCTTAACCTACTACAACATGAAGTTAGACACTGTGGATAGGGGTATCCAAGAGTCCATTATCCAGAACCGCAAATGGGGAGGTAGCTTACGGAGACCTTACCTTGACGACTCAAGTACAACTAGTGGCAGAGTAAGCAGGAACTTGCCCTCTCCAGGTCGCTACAATGATTTGGACCATGGCTCCAACATGTACGGTCCCGACTCCTTTGCTAATAATAGGCCAAGGAGACAGGGAGGGGGATATAGCCTGGACCTTTAACCTGCAGGGGAATAGAGATGGAACCTCTCTAAAAGTTTCGATCTTCAACATCGAATACTATGGCTATCAATCCTACAGATTACGACCCCGACTATATGCGGGGACAGTTTGGCACCCGGTGCCTAATCACTAGCACTTCCGCAGACAAATACCTTGACCAAGCTAAAAAGAGACCAACGGTCCCAGAAGATTCCTACTCCCGATGGTGTGGCGGAAAAAACGGATTTGATCTTTACGTCGAGAGAATTCACGAGTGATTACATTCAAAAGTTGCTAGAGTGTGATAAATGGTGGACGATGTAATCGTCACAGGTGGCGACTTACTATAAGTATACTACCATAAGTCGCCCAATGTGGCGACTTTTTTATGGGTAAAACTTGTTATAGATATTGAAAGAAAATGCTCTCTAAATCTCCCAAAGGCAGCGGTAAGAAAAGATGTTCTATAGGAAAAAGTTGCGGAGCAACCTGCATCAATAGGACAAAGCTTTGCCTAATGGAACTGGGCCCAGAAGTTGTCAAAGCCTTGAAATATGCTAGGTCCTTAGTTCAGAAACGGTATGGCAAAAGGGAAAACCCCAGAGATAGGGGGGTTAGTGTTGCAATAGACAACAAAAAAATTACCCAGTTATCTAAAAAGCTAGATTCATTACCTGAGGGTAGCCCCCGCAGAAAGGAAATCATCGAAGAAATCAAACAGATCGAAAAAAGGAACGCTTCGGGAAGGGGTTATTCTGACAGGCAAAGAGCATTCAGGTCTGAGGAGGGTGCTAAGGCTTACATGAAGAATTTATCCGACTGATAGCTGGCACAGTGCCACAAGACAGAGGCGCATAGGGTAAAAGTCAGTTGTCGGGTTACCCCCATAAAAATGGCTCGTCAACTAAATATTTCGGGGGATGGAGGGCATTATGATGTGACTCTGATTAGCAACGAAGAATACATGTTATCCACTGTTGTCATTAACCCCTTCATCCAAATGTTAAAGAGTAAAGAAAAGCGTCGTACTCGTCGCGTGGAATCTGCCGACATGCTTGAGAGAGCTTACAGTAAAGGAATGGACATTATGCCGCCCAAGTTTCTAACTTGGAGGCAAGAAGAGTTTTGGAACACTCTCAATAAAAATACGGTTACACTAGCTGCAGGGTCAGCCGGAACAGGCAAGACCTTGATTGCATTGCATTATGGCCTTTTTGGTGTTTCCGAAGGCCAGTTCGATAGAGTGTATTACGTCCGAAGCGATGTCGGTGTTGAGTACCAAAGAGGGAGAGGTGCCCTACCTGGGGAAATGTCAGATAAAATTGCCCCCCTGGTTGCACCGGTCTTTGATAACTTGCCCTGTATAATGAGGTCCCAAGGCGCTGCTGAGTACTTGATTAACAAGAAAATCATAGAGCCTATCCTACTTGAGGATATCAGGGGTAGATCGCTAAATGAGTCGTTCATCATCGTAGACGAGGCTCAGAACTTCTTACCGTCACATTGCAAAACGGTTCTCAGTAGAGTCGGCAAAGACTCTAAAATTTGCCTTATTGGGGACACTAAGCAAACTGACTTGGAAGTTTTTCGTCGGGAGAATGGCTTGCTTGACGCCATGAACAGACTCAAGAACCTGCCTGAAGTTGGCACGGTTACTTTTGGTAGAGAGGACGTTGTCAGGAACTCAGTTATCTCTCACATTTTAGATAGATACGAGGACTGATGGGCAATAAAGATTTTCCCTTGGTAGATGAATACGACTTTGCCATTCGTGGCACAGTAAATAGTGCCAAAGCCCCCCAGCGGTGGGGTAAAGGACGTAGGAGGTGCTCCAAGGGGAAGTCTTGCTCAGCTACTTGCATTGCAAGGTACAAGGTGTGTATAATAGAGCTTGGTACCAGACTGTCTGCCGACTTGACAAACTCCCGGAACTTGCTAAAGGTACCTAAGAAGGGGGCCATACAGAGTGTATCGGCTCACCCCACTTTGGCTAAAGACTATTCAAATGCTGCCATTTCTGCCGCATTGTCTAAAATGGAGAAACTTGACCCGGATGCTGCCAGAAGGGTAGGTATCTTGAGGGAACTACTCTCCCCCGGAAGAAAGACTCAAGTGATGTTCATTGATTGGAAGGATAACGGGGGAAACAAGAAACTGTTTATGAGTAAAGTTCGTAACTTCTTTGAAAACGCTGAAGTCACATTCAATGAAAAAATAGCTAAGAAGACTTGGGGAGGTGTGGCATGGGGGAACGGAACAGTAATGGTTCGTACTTCACCCGGTTTTAATCCTAAAGTAGAGGCCATAAGAAATAAAATACGGGCTGAGCTTAACAAACCCAAGACAGGTGAGAACCGCCCGTATGCAATAGGATCAGGGTCTACTGGTGAGGGGAACAACTCTTTGAGGACCTTAGTGCATGAGTTGGGGCACATTGCCCACTTTACCACTAAATCTATGCCGTTTTCTAAAAAGTTCTCTAAGTACTCTGATATCAACCATGAAGAGGCTTTTGCTGAGGCTTTCGTAGTCTACATGTTTAATGGCCCACAGTTTAAGGCAAAGCTACCCACCGTGTACAACGAAGTGGAAACAATCTTGAAGAAAGGAGGTTTGATTTAATGGATAGCGTAAAGTTGGCCCAAGCTATAGTAAGGAAGGCTAAGAGTGATAAGAGCAACGTGGAAAGATACGACAAAGCTATGACTGCTTTGGCTGAGCGGGAAAGAGGGATGGGTAATACAGAAGAAGCCGACTTCATATCTCAACAAATGATGGAAGCCCTGTACGTTGCAATTGGTTAAGCCATGAGAAGAGACACTAGATTCAAGAGACCTGCCAGGGAAGACCTTGAGGCTAACTTGCCGTCAAATACACTGTCCGATAACCAAACTATCGGCATTTGGAACATGATGTTGCAGTCTGATGATCCTTCCGAAGTATCACGGTGGTATCGCTCCTATAGAGATAGTCCCCATTGCTCAGTCCCACGGGAAAAGCTAAGAGCTATGCGAGACATTATGATTCTCGGTATGAGGGAAGAGAATAGAAAAGATCCCGCAAAGAGAGTTGAGAGAAAGAAAGGCACTCACTATTCAGATTATGAGAATGAACGGGCTCTGAAGCCTAGGGAAGGGGCTTAGTTGTAAGGGAGGGGGTAAAACTACTATTATTAAGGAGTTCTTGAATGAACGGTTCATTTAGTGCTAGCCATGTTAATAAAGTATCAGAAATGCTATCTGGTAACTTTGGTGAGGTTCTCTCTGAGAACTATGATTTTGTAAGGTGCCAGAAGGCGGACGGCTCCTATTACGGGACGGATACTCAATGCCTCAGCGGTATTAAAACTGATCGGGACTCCACCCAGGAGAAAAGAGTAAGTGAAAAAATGAGTATAGAAAAAGTCGCTGAAAAAATTAGAAAGGGCGCCAAAAGGCGCAATGGCAGAGAGCTAACTCCACAACAAATAGCCGCCATTCTGGCCAAAAATAACACACCAATTCAGCAGCGATGAATAAAACAAAAGCTAGAATGGAAGATTTGCACCAGATTCCTTGCGGAGTGATGGGCATTTCGGCTGACTCCGTGTGCAGAAGGAGTCTAAGGGAATCCATGGATAAGCTACTGGACAGACTCACTCTGGAGCTTCACCCGTCAACCAAATCAGATAAGCTTCCTAAGAACTTTGAGGCTGATGAAGATGGTAACTTAGTGGAGATGGTAAAGGTTGAGGGTAAGGAGACCTCTGAAGAAAGGAAGAAAAGACTTATAGATGAGGGCAGGATGAAAGCTGAGGTGAAAATGGCCATCAAGAGTTATGAGGAAGAACTCCAAGGTAACAGCAAGATGCTTCAAGATGTGACTGGCAAGATTAAAGAGTGGTAGAAAAAGCTAGGGTAAAATCTCTGTGTCAAATCCACACAAACAATGACAAACAGAATCAGCGGCGACTTTGGTTCAGATGCAATGGAAGCCTTCAGGGCCGCCTACGCAGCTCAACTGGCTAACCCAGAAGAGCACGAGATTGACCCAGTTAACGGGTTGCCAACCGATGTAATTTCCAATACTTCACCCTGGCTGGAACACACTGGCCTATGGACAGCCAATAACGGTATGTCCAGAGATTTCAAACCTAATCAACCTTTCAACCCTAAAGATTACCTTCCGGAGAACTACATGCCCGTAAGTGAAGAAAGTGACGAAGAAGATTTTGCTCCAGAAGTAATCTATGACGACGAGGATGAAGTTGAAGGGACTGAAGATCCTATGTCAGATGAAGAGTATGACGCTCTGGCTGAAAGGGTTTGGGCTACCTCTGACGACGAAGATGAAGAAGTAGTTGATTACGAGGGTGATGAACCTTCCGAAGAGTTTAGCGACGAAGGTGAAGATGATGAAGAAGACGACCTCAACGATGCTGAAATCGAAGCCCTCATTGACGAGATCTTAAATGATGACAGCGAAGATGACTCTGAAGAAGGGTCCAATGACTATGAAACCGAAGATGATTACGAGGAAGAGTGATTTTTGACTTTAAGGGCAATGAATCAGGTTCTTTCCCAAGAACTAGCTCCCAGATTAACAAAGCTAAGAAGGAGCAAGCCAGAAGATTAGGTCAATCTGGTGCCAGTGGGAAAAGAAAACGCTGCCGCAAGGGTAAATCTTGTGGCGCATCTTGCATTGCCTCAGTCAAACTTTGCTTAGTAGACTTGCCCTGGGTAGCACAGTCATCTATGGGCAAGGTCCGTAAGATTATACAAGCAATTACCCCTAAACCCGTAATGCCACAACCACAACCGGCACCTAAGCCCAAGGGTCCACCCCCAGTAGTGCCCATTTTTGACGTTAACGCTAAGGCTCCTGCTAAACCTGCGAAGTTTAAGTTTAAAGAGGGTAAAGTTAGCTAGATGCTATTATCGGGGCTCTCATGAGAGGCAGTGATTTGTTTTGGGAATATGCAGGGGTAGGGGCTTTCCCTCGCACTGATACCCAAATTGGGAAAGCTAAAAAGGCTCAGTCTG